TCCAGTTCGAGGTTGAGAGTCCGGGCGGCGATCTTCCTGACGTCGTTCGGTAGCATGCCGCCGTGCTTGGCGAACACGTCGGTTGCTTTCGCTTGGACCTCCGGGTCGGTGGTGACCGGGCTGTTCAGCTTGAACTCGACGAGGTCGCAGCCGAGGTCGGCCAGCACGCGCCGGGTCATGGTCCAATCGAACGCCATACGCTCGGCAGAGAAAACCTGCGTGTCCGCCATCTCCATCGAGGCGTAGCTATTCGCCCGGGTCAGATCCTGCGGCGCCTCTCCCCGTAGCAACGGCGGGAGCCTGAACGACGCGCCGACCTTGTCCCGGTTGTCCTTGCCGTACTTGATCCAGCCCGCCTCGGACCGGTTCGCCCCCATGAGGTCGATCCACTTCACCTCGGGCTTCTCGGCCGAGCCAGAACCGCCGCGGGTCGGGGGCGCGGCCACCTCGATAATCATCGCGCGGTGGAATCCCTTCACCCCTTTCAGCTGGTCGCGGGTGACGTCGCGGATCTGCTTCTTCACGTTGTCGTGCAACGTCCCGCCGAGGATAACCCACGCCCCGACCGGCACCGACTTGTTATCGAAGTAGAGCCAGGTTGTTTCCTCCGCGGCGCGTTGGCCGAGGATGTTCGGCAGGTTGCCGACGTACCGAGGGATCCCCGCGGTCGATCGCGGAGAGTGGATCGGGAAGTAGATCATCTCGTTCGCCCGCGGCGCCTCCGGTTCCTTCTTCTGGAACAGTTCCTCGGCGGTGATCTTGACCTTGCCCTTCGGGGTCAGGACGTCCGCGTATACCTTGCCGGTTTGCCCCGACACGATCCGCGGATCGCCCAACTCCTTGAAGTAGAGCTTGCGGGTGCCAATCACCTGAACGTAGCGGCTGAACTTGCGGCGGTAGGTGTAGGGCCGGGACTTGATCGGAGAGACTCTCTGCTGTCCCTCGACGTCGACGTAGTGGCTCGCGTCGGCCAACGGGTAGACCGTGTGCCCGGGCACGTACCCGACCACCCGCAACCGACCGCGAGAATCCCGGGCGAACTCCCAGGCACCGTGTCCGATCGCCTCGCGGTCCCACCCCATCCATTGACACAGCTCGAGGAACGATTGATCGACCGAAGCTTCCTTGAACCATTGCTGAGCCTTGAACGTTTGCGATGCGATCTGGCGTTCCAGCTGGTCGCGGCGTTCCTTGATCTCTGTCTCGGTGACGGTGTAGTCCACGTCGGCCGCCGCACTCTCTGCTTCGTCGGCCTCGCCGCTATCGCGCAGGGCGTCGGCCTCGTCGGCGGCCTCGGCCTCACGTTCGAGGATGATCGCCCGCTCGATCTGCGCGTCGATGTCCTCGTCGGTGGTGTCGATCACCGGAACGATTTGGTAACCGTGGCCCCAGACTCCCATCACCATCGCGTCGAAACACTGCCGGAGCAAGCTCGACGCCTCGGTGAGCTTCAACAAGGTGCCCGGGTCGTAGGGGGGCTTCTCAGCTTTCGCCTGTTCCCACACCTCATAGTGGCGCCGGATCGTCCGTAGGGCGGTGAGCGTATCGGGGGAATCACCGCCGGCGACGTCCACCTTCGCAAGCAGATCGAGGACCCGCTCGTCCTCGGTTTTGTGCAGTTCGTCGAGGGCCTCGTCGGCCGCCGGTTCGTCGTTGTGCGATCGGGTCATGGATTACTCCTCGCCGAGGTTGGTGATCGACGCAGCCAGTGTAGCATTCCGCCCGGTCCAATGGTCAAGCAAGTAGAACCGGGCGCCGTCGAGAGCCTGTGAGAAAGCGTCGACCAAGTCGTCATGCTCGCCGACCGGGAAGTCGAGCAGCTCTCCGATCAGAGAGCCGCGGCCGGCGCGGAACCTTGGATCGTCGGGGTTGAGCCGCGACGAGAAAAACACCTCGCCGCGTTCGAGGAAAGGGGTCACCGCGAGCAGCCGGTGTTCCTTGCCGATGGTCGGTTTGATCGCCTCGACCTTGCCTATGAGCTTCGGGTGGTCGTGCTCGACCCACGCCGCGAGGTCGGCGCCGATGTCCTCGATCAGAATCTTGAACGGCTTGAACCTACCGAACGATCGCCACACCCACTCTGACTGTTCGGCCCGCGAGACTCTCCCGTGCCGGGCGTCGACCACGTAGATCCGCTCGGTCGGTTCGTGGACAGCGACCACCACCTCGGCCGTGTAGTCGGCGCCGGGTTGTGTCGATTTCGCGGTGTCGTAGCTGGTGAAGAACACCAACTCCTGCGCCGGCGGTAGCACCTCGAGGTCGATGTACCTGAGCCACTCCTCGCGGACGATTAGATCCTCGTCGGCGCGGCATACGTTGTGGTACCCGCGAGCGAAGGCAGTCGATCCGATGGTCGCCGCCCGGGCACGCAGGGCCCACGCCGGCCACCGGTCCGGCCAGATCGATTCGTAGTTCTTGCCGACGGCGTAGAATAGGACGTTCCACTCCGAGGACTTCATCAGTTCGTGGGACAGGTCGTCCTTGTGCCAGAGGGTGCAGATGTACCACACCCGGGAATCGGGATCGCAGAGGTTGAGCCAATCCTCGTAGAAGCTGAGCTTCACCTTCGCCCGGTTGGACGGGACGAGCAGCGCGTTCCGTTTTCCGCACACGTCGTCGGCGATCAGTAGGTCGCACCGCGAGCCGGTCGACCCGGAGAAGATCCCCTTCGCCTCGACCGACGGATCCTTGTCGATGATCTCCCGCTCGACGAACAGCTGCGTCGAGGCCCACGCCTCTGTCCGGTCCGGCCGGAGGTTCGGGAAAACCTCTTTGACTTTCGGATTGTGCTCGATGTGGCGCCGGATCGCCTTTAATCTTTTGTGCGAGAGGCTGTCGTCCTCGCACACGATCTTGATTATCAGGTTCGGGTTGCGTCCCAACTCCCAGACCACCCGCGCCACCACCGCAAGCTCGGTCTTGCCGTGCGACCGCGGAGCGACGATCAGAGTTTGCGGGTGGTCGGGGTCGCCGAGGGCGTCGATCCACTCTTGGTGGAACCACTGGATCTCGAACGGCTCGCCAGATTTGCGGTCGCGCATCGCGTACTCGCAGAACGCCGCGAAATCCTCCCGCGCCCGCCGGATACAGAGCGAACGGTACAGGCTGACCCGCCGGGCTCGGTGCCGCGGCGATTCGGACACGATGTAGCGGTGCGGGTCGACCTGCGGCAGATGCCGCACGGGTTCCCGGTAGTCGGGGTGCGTCGCCCCGCTCGAGCTATTCGTCGCCGTCGCTGGCATCCTTCAAGATCCCGGGCGGGTACGGGGCCCCCATCCGTTTGAGGTAGCGAGCAGCCAGCCTGCGGAGATTGTCCGGGTGGCCCGGGAATTCGATCCGCCACGACTTCGGATCGTGGTTCCACCACCCGCGCCGGAGTTCGGCCGCGCTCGCCGCCATGGACTCGCGTGCTTTCTTCAAGCGTGTCGGGTACTTAGCCGGCCCGACCAGCTGAACGTGCCGGGTGAACCCCGGCCCGGAGAAAAACCAATCCTTGATCAGCTCGTCATACCTCTCGAAATAGGTGTCGTCGAGCGGGGGAATGCAGAGCGGGGTGGCGGGGCAAGGAATATAGGCGTGGAAGTTCATCATGACCACGCCCTTCGGAAGTTTCCGCAGTTGGTGTAGGACGTGCTGCAATTCGAGGTAGTCGTCGAGAGTCTCGGCGGGTAGGCCGGTGACAAAGAACCACCGCACACCGACACCGGCGACGAGCAAGTCCCAGGTCATGCGGAGGAGTTCCTCGTTGCCGACCGGCTTGTGTACCGCCCGCCGGATCCGCTCGGACACCCCCTCGACTCCGATCCGCACCGACCGGAAACGCTTCCGAGAGATCGGCATCATGCGTTTGAGGTGCGTGAACATCGCGGACACGAAAGACTGCTGGCCCTCGAGGTGCACGCCCGCCTCGGCGCCGTCGTTCGTGATCACCGCGATCCGGTGTCCGTCCCGGTGCAGCTTGTCGACCTGAGCTTGCAGGATCTTCGGCCGGGGGTTGACCCGGTAGGTGCTGGCCCACCCGGTCTGACAGAACAAGCAGCGATTCTTGCAGCCCCGCGATCCGAACACCCGGATCGTCCCGTCGGGGTGGCGTAGCGGAGGCAGTTCCCAAGGGAAGTCAAGGTTGGGGACGACCCTCCGATCGTCGCCCGGGATCCACGTCTCGGGGAGAGCTAGTGCGGCGTCGAGTCCGTCGTTGAAAAGTGTACGGACAAAGTGTGCACCCTCGCCGACGCAGATCGCCTCGACCAGATCGTCGAACACCGGCGGCGACGTGCACCCGCCACCGCCGAGGATACGGACCGCAGTCTCGTTCCAGTGTTCCTTGATCGCGCGCCGCACCATCGCCACCCCCTCGGGTGACGACGTCGTGAGGAGCAGGACTTCGGCGCCCTGCGGCTCGACCAGCTCGACGGCGGCGCCGCGGGCCACCGCCTGATCGAGTTCCCACCTGAGCCACGTAGCCGCGAGCCCTTGGTGCTCTTGTTTCGGGTAGTTCGTGTCGACGATTCCGATCTTCATTCGACGTTCTCCAGCCCGGCGCGCACCACGTTCTTAAGCGTTTCGTGGTAGCGGTGCCCGACGTCCGCCCGCTTGCCCTCCATGTAGTCGCCCAGCTGTTTCACCAACGCCCCGGGCAGGGACGTCTCGACCAGCCCGATCTTCACCGCGACGGTGTCCCGCGATCCGACCGCGGCCCACGGCGACGTGACCCCCTGCCCGTCCTGCCCCGTCGACGTCCCACCGTAGGGCTCGCCGAACCCGGGCTCGGTCATGGTCATGAGGTCCTCCATCGCCGTCGCATCGAACCCGGTCAGGTCCATGTCGAAGGCGCCGGTGTCCATCTCGACGAGCAGATCCTTCAGCGCCGGCGCGTCCATCTCGGCAAGCTCGGCGATCCGGTTGTCGGCGACGAGGTCGGCCCACTCGCTCGCTTCGTCGGCGTAGTCCTGCCGATCGATCGGTACCAACTCGGCGTTGAGCCTGATCGCGGCCGCGAGCCGGCCGTGTCCGCGGACCACGAACCCGGACCGGGTCGACACCGTGATCGGCGCCCGCCAGCCTTGATTCAGGATCACCTTCGAGAGCAGGTCGATCTGCACGTCGGGATGTGTGTTCGGGTTGCGAGGATTCGGGACGAGCGAGGACGTCGCCACCACCTCGTCGTGAGCGCAGAACACCGGGATCTCGTCTGCGAGGATCGGGGCGTCACCCTTCGCCGCCGGCGCCTTGCCGGCCGGCTTCTTTTTCGCCACCTTCTTCTTCGCAGGTTTCTTGCTACCGCTTCTCTTAGCCTTGCCGCTTCCAGCTGCCACGGTGTCCTCCTATGCCGGGACCCGGTATAGAATCCGGTGCCCCTCGTTATCTGACTCTCGTTCGATTCTACCCGCGTCGGCCGCGGCGTCCAGTGCCCCCTCGAGCTTGCGGTGGTATGCGTCGGCGAACCCCGCCGGGATCAACCCCCGGGCCTCGGCTCCGTCGAGCAGACTCGCCGCCGTGTGCCACGCCCCCTTGTTCATGTCCAACACAGTACGTCCCAGATCCTCAAGTTTCGCCGCGATGTCGGCGTCGGGTGTCGGCGCCCGGCCCCGCGTCCGCCTCGCCTCAGAGCCAGCTGGCGGCCCGCTCACACTGAACCCCGTCACCGCCGGGTGTCGTCCCGTTCGGCCGGGCTTGGGGAGTTCGTCGGTGGTGCGGGTGCCGTCGGGGTCGACGTCCTCAGGCCGTGGCCCTCGGTTTCGTTTCGGCGGCGCCCGATGGGGGGGGCACCGCCTCCGGCTCCGGGTCGGGGTCCGACTCCTCTCCCTCCGGGGCCAGCCGGTACTGGCAAGACCGGGGTCCGAGCCGTTGCAGCTGCAACCGCGGTTCGCCCCGGTTGTGCATCCGGCGCAGGGCCCCGGCGACGAGCGCCCCGGGCCGGTCGATTGCCCGGCCGATGTCAGCCGGCCGCCTCCACGCTCCGACGCAATCGCCGAGGTGCGCGAGGATCGCTAGCTGAGTGACGCCAGCGTGCCCGCCTTGCGGCTTCTTCTTCTTGCCCGGGGCTTCGGTCGCGGGAGAGGTGCGGCGGGAGGCGGGGCTCTTGCTGCGTCTGGTACGCTTTCGCTTGCCCCCGGCCGTCGGTTCCGGCTTCGGTTTCGGTTCGGGTAAGTGTGCGGTCGTATCGTCGACCGCGATCGTGAGAGCGACGTCGAGGTGGTCGGCCGCCTCGTCGAGCTTCACCGCCCGATCCCGTAGGGCCTCAGCCTCGGCCCGGATGCCGTCGCGCAGGTCGGCGATCCGTTGGTCGGCCGGGGTCACGCCGCAGCCCTCCGCTTGCGTTCCCGTTCGAGGCCGAGCCGCAGCCGGTGGACCGCGTCCGACCTGCTACGACCGACCGCCTCGGCGAAGTACCCATAGCACCGAGACGGGCCGCGGGACCGGTCGCGGCACCGGACCCGGAGCAGAAAGACTGATTCCTTCTTGCCGTAGTCTGCGCCGGGGTGGTTGTCCGCGTGTTCGACCCGTAGCTCGTCGCCGCAACGCGGGCAGCTTTCCTTCTTCATGGGGTCCCCTTCCTGGCGATGCCGTCGCCCCGAGAGGTTGGGGGCGGGCGGTTAGAACTTCAGACCTTTGATTTCTTTCTGCTTGGCCTTGATCATCTCTACCCGGGCCGGGTTGTCGCCCACCCTTTTCAGCTGGTCGGCGAGATTGGCGAGGGCCTCTTTGCGAAGGTCCTCGGCGTTGGCGACCGCGGCCTTCTTCGTCGTCGACCAATCCGGTTTGAGCACGAACAACTCGCGGTTGGCCCAGTCCGGTTGGAACTTGAAACCCTCGCCTGAGTTGGTGACCTCGCCTTTGTATTTCTCGATCCCGCGGGTCAGCGCGAACTTGGAAACGTAGACCTCGGCGGGCCCGTCCTTCTTCTTTGCCGGCATGGTTCCCTCCACGTTGGGGTCAGCTTCTTGGTCCATCCTACCGCCGGCGGGCGGTCGCGTCAAACGTTGTGCGGTTAGTCGGTGTCGGGGGGGGGGCGGTGCCGGCGGGCGCCGGCGTCGGGCTAGTTGTTGTCGGACGCGGCGCGGAGGTCGGCGATCGATTTCTTGGTCCGGGTCGGGACGGCGTGCAGCCACACGTCGGGGAGGCGGCGGGTGGACTTGGCGCGGTAGGTCCATTCGGTTTCGATCCACGCGGCGCAATCCTTGTCGGTGACGGACACGGACAACTCATATTTGGCGTCGTCGGCGTCGTAGGAGGACACGTCGTAGAGCGCCGGAACCTCTACGAAGTAGCGGTCCGCCTTGCCGTGCTTGTTGGACTCGTTCCAGCTGACCAGAGCGCGGTCGCCGACGATGGCGAGCACGGCGGCCTTGATTTCGGCGCCGCGTCCGTAGGTGCCCCGCTTCCGCCACACCCGGCAACGGACCTTCCGGTCGATGCGCTTCACCACGACCGGGGCGGTGCCGGCGCAACGGTTCTCCATGTCGCCCAACGTGGAGCGGAGGTTGTCGATCGCCCGGGCAACCTTCATCGACTCGTTGTGGTCCATGCCGTCGGGCGTGGGGTCGTCGTCGATGTCGTGGCCGATGGTCTTGAGCAGGTCGGCCGCCTTCGCCAGCTTCCGCATGGTGTCGACGGCGGCCTTCCGCTTTTTCTCGGCGTCGCGGTGCTCGTCGGCGATGTTGTTGCGTCCCCATCCGTAGCGGTACAGTTCCGCGGTTACCAGCTTGTTGTCGGCGGCGTTGGTGTTGCTATTGGCGTCGGTCATTGTGTCCTCCGTTGTGTTGTTGTGTCCGTTCATCATGCCTCAGTATTGCATGCCTCGCCGGTCGTGTCAACAAAAATAAGCGGGTGGCTGTCGTTTTTTTCTTTAGGCCGGGCTTGGCGCGGGGGAGAGAGGACGGCGCGAGCTAGCAGTCGCGCGTCGGCTTCAGGCGAAGGGTGCGGAACGACGGCGAAGGGTACAGCGCTAGGCCGGTCGCGCTACCCGGGCGGGTGGCGACGATAAGCTCGCCGCCGCTGGGAGAGAGGGCGATGTGGATCTTCGTCCCGTCTGCCATCGTGGCGGTGACCTCGTCGGCGCCGGTGAGAGCCAGCCCGGACGGGCCGCCGGCGTTCTCGGCCGGTGACGTCGGGGGCGGGTTCGAGGTGCCGCTCGCAACGTCTCCCATCTCGTCCACGCCGCCGTCGGTCGGGACGTCGTCCTCGCCGAGGGTCGACGGGAGCGCGGCGCCGCAGTGATCCTTGACCGCGCGGAGAGACTTGAACCCGTAGATCCATTTCGGCCACTTGTCCTCGGTCCTGCCGTCGGTGACGATCACGTCGGCGTGCCAGCCCTCGGGATCCTTGTACGCTTCGACCGTGACGCGCGCCGCGGTCCCCGTGTGACTCGATCCGCCGTTGTCCGTCCATTTCAGTTCGAGCATCTTGCCCTCCATGTTGCGCCAGCTGGCGCCGTTAGCAGCTTCCCACCTCGTCCGGGTAGCCGGTGCCGTTGATCAACCTGACCGCCCCGTAGGGGGCGCACCACTCGAAGTGCCGTCCGTCCTGAACCCGGCGGTAGACCCACCACCCGCCGAACTTGGACACGTCGTCGGGCGTGACGCGGAGGCCGAGCTTGCGCCCGAACTCCCGCGCGGCCGTCCGGGCGTTGTCCCTCGAGCGGGCCGGGTCGACCGGGGGCGCGTCGTCGCCGCCGTTGCCGGGGCAACCCGCGATCTCACATTCGTCGCAGAGGCGGCCGCCGCAGGGGTCGTCGTGGATATTCTTGTCCGTGTAGACTACCATCGTGCCCTCCGTTTTCTAACCGATTTGCAGGATCAGCTTGGTGTCCGGGTCGAACCACCCGTGACGCCGCTCAACCCCGTTCGAGCCCAGCACCATCAGATCGAAATACTTCGCCCCGTCCATGTCCGTCCGTCTCGACATCATGGGGGAAACGTAGTTGTAGGAATCGCCGCGGTAGATCGTCTCGCCAGGGGCCGTGAACATCGCCCCGCACTTGGAACAATAGACGATCGTCCCCATCGTGTCGACGTCGGGATCCCACTTGGTCGGCGGGGCGCCGCAGCACGGGCAACCGTCGTCGTCGACCGGGTCCAACTCGTGGCCGGCTACCAACACCAACCCGTCACCGTAGGGGCGGACCGTGTAGCGGTCGATCGCGGGGTTGGCGTCGACCACGATCCCGCGGGCGTGGTTCTTGGTTCGGATGATCACTTCGTCGCCGTTCCGGTGCATGGCTACCTCCCGCCCGCGACGTGGTCGCGGGTCGTGGTCTGGGTTCGGGCGTGGTAGTCGGCCGTCCGGTCGAGAGCCGCATTGCCCCCGGCCGTGATTGCCACCGCCAACACCAACCGCGAAACAAACTGAGAGGCGAACGAGGGAGTCGAACCCTTGCCGAAGCAGCACTCACCCGTGCGGGCGGGACAGCCGGTCCCCTTTTCGGTGCGCGTCGCCGTGTGTTGTGTCCGTGTCATCATGAGTAAATTCTGGCACGTGGGGCCCACCGTGTCAATAAAAATAAGCACACGTCCTGCTGATTTTTTCTGGTCGCATGGAGAGCGGGCCGCAGCGATCGGCGGCCGGATCAGAGCTTGAGAGGGCGGGCGCCGCGGGCTAGCGTTTCGGGTATCTG